TGAGTCACTGGCTCGAGCGATTTCTTGTCATGTTCTCCTGGTGGGTGTTTGCCGACCTTCAGTGACCTTGCCATGGAATGTAGCAATGATCCTGGTGTAAACCTTGCAGCACGGTGCACGCTGAAATTCATCTCGTACGTGTTGTTTCGGTTGGTAGTCGCGCTCACAAAGTTGTCAATAAGGACAAGAATTGAACACATAGCGGGGGCGCGGATTGCTTCGTACCAACTGGTGTCTGTTTCGAACTTCATACTCCTGACGAAGTCTGCGGGATAACAATTGGACTGATGCACACCGCACAAATCATGACCAGAATAGGTCACTGTGCGCGGACTGTCTCGAATCATCTCACTTATTTGTAAGATGTTTTCTACTACAGGCACCGCTGGATTGTCCGCGCCTCCACTCAAGTCTCGATTAAGAGCGAGTCCTCCATTATAGCGCATCACACGTACCAGGCCTCCAACCTCGAGTGCCGCGCTAATATTACGCATTCTCAGTGAACCCCTCAGCGGTATAGACTCAACACGTCTCGCTGGGTCAAGACTGGTGGCAGGGTCGCTGCCATCCATGTTTGGCGCCAGAGTGCTGGTTGATGTCACCGTAGGACCAAAGTCTTGGAATTGAACACAAGACATAGTCTGTTCTGTCAGCGCGATGGCACCGCCGTTTTGTGTCAGATGGTACGCGCGGGCAATTGATGCGTCGCTCGCACCTGGATTGAAGATAACGAGCACAGCGTTGCCAGTGTGGGTTGTTGACCCACCACTTGCTTTACTGTAACTCCCAGAAACCATATCACCTCCAACGATGGTGTCCGAACTATGCCCCGTCACAAGTGTGGCTGGGCCCACTGTCGACGCCACCACTGCTGACTCTGGTTTTTGCGCAAATGCGTCGTAGTATCCTTGCCCTCGTGGAGCGAACTGAAAGGACTTCAGAGCCCCCTTCGTAAAGAGGTCTTCTTGGTCCTGCAATTTCTTCGGAATAGAACGCATCTTCGCAGCTTGATACATACTGCTCTGTGCTTG